CATCATCAAAGTCGCGATACAGAACCGTCTTTCCATCTTCGGAAACAATGAACGCAGACTTATATTCCACATTCGTCTCCGTCCATTCCGTATAGTTCATTTGCTTGAACTGGAACTCCGCATAGTCACACACATCCAGTTGTGTACACTCCATTTGTAACTGCATTTGGTGGAAGTAAGCCGTAGGAATAGGCTCCGATTCATCCACCTTTCGTGAAATAGGACACTTGAATTCCACTAAACGCCCATATCGTGGATTTGTGGTATCGTCTGTCACTTGAATACCGTCAGGAGATGCCCCAAGAAATGAATGGCTAGGATGCGGAATACACGTCGTGTCCACGATTTGAACGCCAAATATCTTGGAGTATATGTGCTTTGCCATCGGCTCAAACTGTGTTCCCCAAATAAGAGCACGTGCCGTCATAAACTGTCCTGCTTCACGAGGCGTCAGCTTATTTGTAATGAGTTCATGGCGAGAAGCAGGAGTAGCATCTTTCACTGTCTTGTAAATCTCTGAAGCAGTCAGCATTTCACCTCTCTTCGTATGCCAAGCCTCCGTCCGCTGGTCATCTTTTCCGTAGGTATCAATAAGAAACTTAACTTTATCTTCCATTATACTATTCATAAGCTCACTCGCTCTATTTCGTTTTCAAGCGACAAGTATTAGTTTTGTAAAAATGGAACGAAGTATTAAGACACAAGAACAGTGGGTTCTTTTCCGTTTAGAGAAGTTTTATGCGAATGAAGAGAATCTCAGTTTAGTAAAAGGTATTTTGGACGGAAGTTCAAACCTGTCTCTTCGTTTAATCGATTGGTTCGTCACGAACTATTCAAAGAAGTACAATACGTCGTTTCTTACAGCCGATAAGAAACATATTGTCGTGTATTTGTCATATAAGTCCCACCTAAAGGCTTATAGCAAGAAGATGTTTGATCCGTTCTGTAGATGGAAGCGTATTCAGTTCCGCGATATGGAAACAACTGTTGGACAACTGAACTTTTTTGAATGGGCAATCACAGATGGTGTTTTGAAGTATATTTCTGATAATCATGAACTGATTCACAGGGATATGGAGACGCGTATTCATTCCGCAAAGGAAGAAGATTCGACAAAGAAGCGTCACGAACTATCTCGGTCAGCTACAAACTCTCTAAAGCGACACGATGTTCATACCGTAGTGAAGTTTGATTAATGCGGTATGATTTAGAACCGAATTTAAGTATATTACATAAGATGTTATCTCAAAGAAGACCTGGACTCGTGTATACCAATATTGGTCCAGAGGTTCGAGACCACGATGAAGATATTGACGCAGACCTTATCAAAATAGACCAGAGATTCGTATATTTAGGTTCCTTTGACCCTAGATATGAAGACCAAAAACTAGACGTTCAATGGATGTATGATGATATGACACAGTGCTGTGGGCTTGTAGAGTATGAAACCAAAAACAGGGAAGAGTTTTCTGTTCTTTGGTTTTATGAGAATCCGTATGCTACATTCTTTCAAGAACCCAACTGGATTTGCGAGAATAAAACAGTCTGGTCATTGATTTCTAATGAAGCCTATCAGGATTGTTTAGAAACAGATTTCAAGCATGTTATGGAAATGTCTTTATTCGGCAATACACGCGTGTTTCTTCCATCAATGCTTATTGACCCGCCGAAAGAAATATATGAATGTACCGAATGTGGAAGCAGGAATCTTTCAGTGCCTAGCGGTTGCCACGCATTGAAAAAGTTGCCTTTTCCGTCTTGTATTTTGTTTTTAGATGATTCATTTGTTCTTTACACCCCTCCTAAGAACTCAGGTATTTGGTCTAGAGTGGGGGTCCAGCCACCGCACGACGACGCCCAGTTGCCTTCGCTGGAGCAGGAGCAGGTGCCTCCTCCTCCTGAGGAGTCTCAGTCTCCTGTTGCTGCGTAGGCTCAACCTCAGTAGCCTCCTGCGTTGCCTCCGTATCATCGTTCTCGATGTCGTCTGCGAACACTGATGCCGCCGTCATACGCTGAAGAGGGAAGACCTGTGCGTAACTCAGACGCCACGTAACACCGAAGCCACCGCCAGCAATCGTGTAGATGGAGCCGCTGACCACGAGGTTTGCCTCGACGCCCTTCGGGAACGCAGAAGGCAGGCTGTTAGGGTAGACAGTCATAGGGTTGCCACGGTTATCAACGACCTCCGTATTCACGCGGTTGTCGTAGACAGGCACCTTGACCGTCACGCTGGGGGGATACTTGCCGTTGGGGATGTACTCGCCATCCACCTTGTCAACGGACATACGCATCAGCTTCTTGAAGCCATCGCGGATTGCCTCCTCAGACCTCTTCTTGCCGAACCACTTGACACTGCCCTCAACGGCGGCAGCGACAATCTTGTTCTCAAGATCCAGAAGGAAGTTGTAGAAACGGCTCACATCGTCCGTCTCGGACGCACGGTCCTTGCCGTAAGGGTCGCAGCCGTTCAGGGACCCAATAAGAGTATAAGATTTGGACTCATTCTGGTCGCTCTCGCGAATCAGAACACCGCCTGGGAACTTCATGCGAGGAAGACGGAGCTGGAGGTTCTGACCAGCATACTTGATTGCGATAGTGGGATTACGACCATTCTTAGCCTGACCGACGACGAAGGAAACCTGGTTGACATCAATGTTGCGAACGGATACGATTGCAGAGGTGGACATCTTGCTTGTTTTGTGTCTTGATATACGCTTGTTAGGTGTATATCCGTTTTCAACGAAAGATCTAAAATCAATAAATATGAGTTCTTGTATATCGTGTAGGAGTGTGAATAGCAACGATAGATGTACAAGTCGCTCATTGATTGGACTTTCGTTTTGCGGCAAACATGCCAAGTCCAAAAATAAAAGGATTTGGAGTGAAGTAAACGCTCTTCATCCAAAAGCAGTCCTCATTTCAAAAGTTTGGAGGGGCTATACTTTAAGAAACCGCTTGAAACTAGCAGGTCCAGGTGTCCTGAATAGACACAAATGTCATAATGACGATGAACTAGTTTCATTAGACCCCAAAAATAAACTACACCCACTTGATTATTTTGCGTTTGAAGAGGCTGGACACATTTGGTGGTTTGATATTCGTAGTATAATTGGATGTCTGAGTTCTTCACTAGCTCCTGCGAATCCATACACGCGTCAACCACTCACAATAGATACGCGACGAAGGATACGAAAAATATTTAGTTATCGCCTAAGAAATAGGTTAGAAGTATACCACTCTCCTCCACAACAAAAGAGTGCGATAGAAGCGGAGAACTATATTTGGATGAATGTTTGTCAAATGTTAGTTGAGAATGGGTTTGAAGATGTTATTCCTAACTATTTTTTAAGAATGGCTAGGACGCAACAGTTTGTGTTTGTATACTATTTGCTCAATGATTTAGAGTTTCTTTGTTCAGAAGACCCAAAGGTTCCTAAATGGAAAAGGTGTTTACGTTTGATCAAGGGATTTAGAAAGGAAATTATGCCACGCCAAAGTGAATTCAATATTTCTGTTCGATTAGGAGCCATTTTAACTTTACTTCTTCAAGAAACTGCTGAACCATACCCATTTTGTTTCATAATTATGAGCGCCCTCTACCGTTTGTGATTTAAACAGGTAAGGCGAGTATAGAGTATAACCCGCGTTAGAAATGCCCAACCCCAAGTCATCCCCTAGTGTAAACACGATGCCTTCTACCCCTAAGACCCCTGCCGCCCCCAAGACTGCCGCCACCAAGAAGGCCCCTGCCGCGAAGGCGGTCGTTGATGTCCCTGTTGCCGCCCCTGCACCTGCTCCTTTCGCTGCGTCCGTTGCGGCCGCACCTGTGGAGACTCGCTCTGGCGATGCCCTCCTCACCTCTGTCCAGGACCGCCTCCGTGCGCTGAGTACTGAGGTGACGACCCGTGTTCGTGAGCTTCTCCGTGAGGCGACGGATGCCGCAAAGGCGATCCGCCGTGAGGCTCGTGACTCCAAGCGCCGTGTGCGCAAGGACCCCGCCACGATGACCACCGAGGAGCGTGCGGCGTGGGAGGCTCGTCGCGCGAACAACGCGTTCCTGAAGCTCCGCCCCATCTCCGATGAGCTGGCGACTTTTATGGGACGCCCCGCGAAGTCTGAGTGCAGCCAGACGGATGTGACCAAGTTCATCGCCACCTATGTCAAGAGCAACAACTGCTTTGACCCCAACATGAAGCGCCGCATCATCCCTGATGCCAAGCTCGCCAAGCTCCTCCGCGCGAAGGACAGTGAGGAGGTGACCTACCTGAACCTCCAGAAGTTCCTGAAGGTCCACTTCCTGAAGCCTGCGGTGACGGCTTAAATACATCAAAAAATAAATAAAAAATGGGGTTTGTGGAAGATATAGTACTATTCAGCGTTGAATGGTCTCTCGCAGTATCAACCAT